CGACGTAAGTCATATTGTGCACGATCAGCAGGACAAATGAAAAAGTTTCCTAAAGCTGCTAAAAATCCTAACAGCCGTTTGCGTCAAGCACGTAAGCGGTGGAGGTGTTAATGGCTATAGGTCGTTCTAATATATCACAACAAGTTACTAAACCACCTTATAAGAAAAGAAAGATAAAAACTAAAAAGATAAAACGGAAAACAAAGAAAAGATAGCGTGTAAGTTGAAAAAGTTTTTAAATAAATTCTCAGAAGCATGGATTCAAGCTTTTGTATCTTGTTGTACTATGATGGTGCAGGGTGATTTTTTATCTTTATCTTTGAAACATGCTTTTGTTGCTTCTAAAACAGCGTCAATAACAGGAATAGCAACAGGTTTATTTTTAGTAAAGTTTAATAAAAATATGTCTCCTTTTATAGTGGCATGGATAGTTGGTTTATTTACATCAATTAGTGATTATATTATACATCCAACACACTTTGGTAACTTTTTTTATGAAGCAGTAGCTACAGGCATTATGGCAGGTTTTCTTGCTTATGCTTATGAAAGGTTAAAAAAATAATGACTACTTCAGGTACATATAACTTCTCAATGGATATTGACGAAGTTATTCAAGAAGCAATGGAGATGATTGGCGGTGAACAGACACTAGGACACGATCCTAAATCTGCTCGTCGTTCAATTAATCTACTGCTACAGGATTGGCAGAATCGTGGTGTACTGCTTTGGACTGCTAATACAACTACAGTTTCTGTATCTACAAGTGTAACAGCTTATGCACTAGCTTCCAGCACTGTAGATGTTCTTGAAGTTGTTGTCAATCGTGACGATACTGATCTTCAACTAGAACGTATTACAATGGAAGAATATCTAAAAATTCCACGTAAAGGTCAAACAGGTCGTCCATCACAGTATGCTATACGACGTGATAGAGATAATCCAACAATGTATCTCTGGCCTATTCCTGAGAATACAACAGACCTTTTAAAAATTGAACAAGTGCGGTATACTCAAGATGTAAACAAATCTGCTGTACAGACTGCAGATATTTCTAGACGTTTTTATCCCTGCCTTACTGCAGGACTATCTTACTTTATGTCAATGAAACGTCCCGGTGTAGAAGGTGGACGTATTCAGTTTCTTAAAGCTGAATATGAAGAACGTCTAGCACGTGCAATGGATGAAGATAAAGAAAGAGCAAGTCTACGAATAGTACCAAACTTAAATAGAGTTTAAGAATTATGGCAAGCACTAAAAGAGCATTAGCAATATGCGATACGTGCGGTTTTCGGTATCCTCACAGGGTACTAAAAATGAACAGCTACGGAATGCTAGTTTGCCCAACAGACTACGATGGTGCTTATGATCTAAAGAACCATCCACAAAATAAAACTCCCGATGTAAGGGACAACCCAGCAATTCGTAATCCACGCCCAGAACTAAATGCTGAACGAGGAACTGATTGGGAAGATGCTGCACTAATTTGGGAAGACACTGACAACTATTGGAATAGTATATAATGGCTACACTTACTGGAACACAAATTGCTAATACATATAAGCAACTTTTACAAGTTGGCAGTGGCAATACTGGACTAACTGGTACAGTACAATCTGTACAAGATGGTCAAGGTAATAATTCACCTTTACAACTTAGTCAAAGTGCTGTAAATATTAATGGAACATTTCAACTAAGCGGAGTAACACTTACAGCTAATGCTTCAACTCTTAATGCAGTAGCAGACCTAACAGGTGCTACAGGCATTGTAGCTGTAAGTGGAGGCAATGTATATGGCAGAACAATCACTGGTGGGACGGGTGTTTCAATCACTAATGCTGATGGCACTGAAGGCAATCCTACTATTGCTCTTAATACTACTGGAGTTACTTCAGCTTCCTATGGTCCAGCAACTAATATAGAAGTAAATAGTGTAGGACAGATTGTAAGTGCTGGCGCAGCAACAAGTGTCAGTGTTTCAGGTGTAACAGCTAATACATTTACTGGTGGTACTTTTGCAGGTACAACTGGTGACTTTAGTTCAAATGTTTCAGTAGGCGGTAATCTAGTTATTGCTGGTGAGTTTAGTCCTGCATCACTAAGCGTTACTGGTACAATTAATGCTAATAAAATATCAGCAACAGACGCAACATTTAATGATGTAGTTAGTGCAGCATTCTTTGTTGGTGATGGTTCAGGACTTGTTAATGTTCCATCTGCAGAAGGTGGTACAGTAAAAACTTTAGAAGCTGGTACTGGTATTGCATTATATATAAATGCTGGTGTTACAAGTACTGTAAATAGTAGCGGTACTATAGCTGTAAGTGCAAATCAAAACTTTGGTACAGTATCTGTAAGCACTGCATTAGCAGTAACAGGATCAGCTTTATTTGGCATTGTTTCAGCTACTAATATTGATACAGATGAACTTCTAATTGCTGGAGTATCTGCTGCTACAGTTACTGAAGTAGCTGCAGTTTCTGCACTAACACAGACAAATCTTGATTCGATTACTTCAATTAATACTGTAGTTGGAAATGTATCTGCAGTAACTTCTGTTAATGCAGCAGCAATTACTTCTATTAATAGTATTATTGGTGATGGAAGCAACTTTGCAACATCAGCAGAACTAGCTGCTACATCTCTTGCATTAGCCACTAGTATTGATACAGCTAATACACGAATTACTTCTGTAAGTGACTTTGCAGTAGCTTTATCTGCTACTATGGCTACAAGTATTGGAACAGCTAATACAAGAATTACATCTGTTAGTGATTATGCAGTAGCACTTTCAGCTACATTAGCTACAAGCATTGGAAATAGTAATACAAATATTACAACAAATGCTAACGCCATTACAAGCATTAATACAGTTGTTGCAGGTGTTTCAGCCCTAACATCAGTTAATGCTGCAGCCATTACATCAATTAATACTGTTGTGGCAGGAGTTTCTGCGCTAACAAGCGTTAATGCTGCTGCTATTACAAGTATTAATGTTATTATAGGAGATGGCACAGGCTTTGCTACAGATGCTGAATTAGCTTCAGTATCTAGCCGTGTAACTTCAGTAAGTGATTATGCAGTAGCTTTATCTGCTACACTAGCTACAAGTATTGCTAATGTATCTTCTACAATGGCTACAAGTATTGCTAATCATCTTCCTCTTGCAGGTGGTACGCTTACAGGAACAGTTAGTGGTACAGACTTTTATGTTAGTGCAGTAGCAATTGGCGTAGATACTTTATTAGGTAAACAACTTCATATTGGAACTGCAGCAGTAGCTGATATTGTAAGTCTTACAGATGGTACAAGCATTGCAGTTGACTTTAATGCAGGTCAAAACTTTGCTGTGCAATTAGCAGGTAACAGAACATTAGAAAGTCCAACGAACTGTGTAGCAGGACAAACAGGATCAATACTTATTATACAAGATGGAACAGGGGGTAGAACATTATCTTATGGAGGTAACTGGAAGTTTCCTGCTGGTACTGCTCCAACATTAAGTACCGCAATTTCAGCAGTTGATAGAGTGGATTATATAGTGTATACTTCTACTGCGGTTCAAGCTATAGCAACATTGGATATAAAATAAAAATGGTATTTAATAACAATCTTCTTTTAGGTGCAGCAGGTGCTGGTGGCGAGTACACCATCGACCAGTCGATCCGGTTTAATGACGATGATGACGCCCATCTTTACAACACAAGTTTTAGTGCTAGCCCGACATCGTCTACAGACTGCACTTTTTCGACTTGGGTGAAGCGTGGCAACTTTGGTAGCTATCAAGTTCTGCTTTATGGGGGTAATCCTGCTGGCAGCACCGCTGAGTCAATCCGTTTTGACAACGACGAAGACATAAGAATTGGTCAAGCAAGTAGTGCCTATGATCTAAAAACGGATCAAAAATTTAGGGACGTTGCCGGCTGGTATCACATTGTAGTCGCCTTTGATACGGATAACGATTTCACTAGTGAAAGAATTAAACTTTATGTAAATGGCGAACGTGTAACCAGCTTTAGTACAGAGACTTATCCTAGTTCTGGTTACAGCACAAACTTTACGTCTGGGGCGGCTTCGGTTGCTCACGTTCTCGGCGCTAATGCTTATGAAGGTTTAGGACCAGATTCACAGCATTTTGATGGTTATCAAGCTGAAATAAATTTCATCGACGGACAGGTTTTGGGGCCGGAAAATTTTGGTGAAGTAAACAGCGATACTGGACAGTGGGTACCGATTGAATACACGGGCAGCTACGGAACCAACGGCTTTTATCTTACAGGCGCAACAGCCACTGATTTAGGAGAAGACTTTTCAGGTAATAATAACGACTTCACCAGCAGTAGCGGTGGCTTTACTGCGGCGGATCAAATTCTGGATACGCCAACTAATAACTTCTGCACACTCAATTCTGTAGAGCCTAATTGGGGAGGTGCTGTTACACTATCAGATGGCAATCTAGCGTTGGCCGGAGCATCATCTACAGTTTGGAACAACGCTGTTGCTACATTCAAAACCCTACCGTCTACTGGCAAATGGATATGGGCATCTGAACCTAATACATTTGGTGCGGGACGGGGTGATCCGTGGATTGTAAATGAGACGGGACTAGCCTCACGCAATAACTACGTTTATGTGGATGCTAATGGTTGGGAAGCGGCGTTTGACACTTCTTCTGTTCATTCAGTTTTGAACAATGGCTCTGGGACAAATGCAAGTTTTACTTATGGGTCAGGTGATTTTCATGTCATTTGCTTTGATGCTGATTCAAAAAAATTGTGGTTCGGCGTTTATGATGTATCAACAAGTACTTTGCAATTTCGTGACGGTTCAACAGGCTTCACTGGTGATCCGGGAGCAGGAACAAATCCAACATTTACTTTAACAGGCAATGAATTTTCGATTGGTTTTGCAACATATACCGGACGAAGCGGCGTTGTTGATTTTGGTCAGTCTAACCTATTATCTCAAATTACTATACCAACAGATTTTAAAACTCTCTGCACCGCCAACCTAGACGACCCAGCCATTGCCCTACATGAGAAATACTTCAACACTGTACTGTATGAAGGCAACGGCGGCGGACAGCGTGTAGGTCAGTTCCAGCCGATTACTGAAACTTACACTGTGCCTAATAGTGTTATTTTCAATGACAACGATTCGGCTTATCTGACTCGGACGCCAGCCAGTGATGGCAATCGTCAGACAATGACTTTTAGCTGGTGGATGAAGCGTGGCAATTTAAATATTACTGATTGCAGGATATTTACAGCAAGAGACTCAAATGACGATCAGATAAATTTTAAGGATACTAGTGATTACAACAGACTTGATGTATTCTTTGACGGTACGGGAGGTGGACGATTAACTACATCACGAGCCTTTGACGATTCGTCTACGTGGAATCATTGTGTTGTTGCGATTGATACAACTCAAGCAACATCCGGTGATCGTGTTAAAATTTATATAAACGGTGTTCGTGTTACAGCGTTTGACACAGAAACTCAGCCATCTCTAAATAAAAATCTTAATGGCTTTAACAACAATGCCGCACACGCAATTGGTGCTAGAGCATGGGCTGGTGCGGCAGGTTTCTATGACGGCTATTTAGCTGAAATATATTTTATTGATGGACAACAACTAGATGCTTCTAGCTTCGGTCAACTAGACGCATCAACAAACCGTTGGATTCCGAAAGACGCCAGTGGGCTGACGTTTGGTACGAACGGCTATTATCTTGACATGGAGACTGCACCGGGTACTGGAAGTGGTGCTGGTACTGACTCCTCTGGCAATGGCAATAACTGGACTGAGTCAGGTTTTGCTGCGTCAGATCAGGTAACTGACAGCC